CGCCCGTCACGCCAAAGCAGACGAGCGGGTTCACCGGCTTTGGTACAAACGACGGCTTTGGGTGTCGGTCCTTCGACCGCAGCGGATGGCGCGCGACAATTACGCTTGCCGGATGTGCGGGAAGAACTGGGGGCATCAGACGTCGCGATTGGTCGTTGACCATGTTCGACCGCACCGGGGGGATTGGGAGCTGTTTCGAGATCCTGAAAACCTCCAGTGCCTATGCGATTACCCGTGCCACGCTCGGCACAAACAGCGGATGGAACAAGGTGTATAACATGACGTGTTCTCACTTTGTTCTTGTTCCATCATGGAAAGGGGTATAGGAATGTATTCCTTCGGTGCCGCTCAGTGGGTAATCGCGGTTTATCTGATTTTGATCATAATCGGTGCGCCGGTCGCACGGTATTTGATGATCGATAGCGGTGCGACAGGATTTATTCCCTGGCGTGCTTTTTGGGGAAAATGGACCGCCGATGTTTTCGGCAAAATCGTTCTTGTGGCGGTTTTGTTCTGGGGCGGGTTCTGGGCGTAACGAGTGGGAGAATATCGCAGTGCATATCGACAAGACTTACACGCCGCTTCATGCAGAATTTGTCCACGTCATGAGCAAGTATTTCCCCGGTGAGGTAATGACGGGGGAGCAATGTCGAACATTGGAAACGATGTTCTTTGCGGGTGCAGCGGCGTCATACCAGATATTGACCGAGACGCCCGAGAAAAAGCAGACTGTGTTTGATGAAATCTTGGATCACGCCGACCAAGTCCAGACGAGTGCCTGACTATGGGGGGAGGGTCGCGACCACTACCGACGGCGTTGAAGCAGCTCAAGGGCACGCATCAATCCTGCCGTGACGCCGACCATTCCCCGCCTGTCAACCTTTCGTCCATGCCAGCGCCGCCCGATCATCTGAATTACCGGGCGGCTGAGATTTTCCGGCAATTGTCGGTGTACCTTCACGGGATGAAAATCCTATCCGTTGAAGATTCCATCATGCTTAGCTTGCTGGCGTCGAGGCTAGATGAAGTCGAGCAACACACCGCAACGATTGAATCGGCGGGGTACGTCTATCTGTCCACCAAGGGCGTGTGGAAGTCGCGGCCCGAAGTAGCGATGCGAAATGAATCGATGCGACACGCTCAATCGCTGTTGATCGAATTCGGTCTGTCACCCGCCGCCCGATCGAGGGTCAGCGCACAGCTCGGCAACAAGCCCGATAACCCGTTTGCGATATTGGAAGAATGACATGGAAGGGTGGTACGATATCTCCACGGCCCCTCGTGACGGAACCTTGATAAAAGTCGGTGCAGACGGCGAATGGTTCGTGATGCGATGGAACGGGGATGCTGTGAACGATCTCATACCCGGGGTTCTAGGTTTTTGGGAAGCGCCGGATCAATCCTTTACTTGGGACAGCAGCGGTGAATTTGGCCCAACGCACTGGTTGCCTTACAAAAGGCTCAACTGATGCTCGGAATGCCTCCAGGCGTCATTGTTCGGCCAATGACCCGCGTCGAAAAGGGTACGCAATACGCTCGTGATGTGCTTTCCGGGAAACAGATCGCCGGAAAGTGGGTCAAATTGGCCTGCCAGCGGCATCTGGACGACATCGAACGGTCCGTAAACGGATCAAATAGTGACCCTTTCCCGTACTATTTCGACCAGAAAGCAGCCGAAAAGGCATGCAACTTCATTGAATTGATGCCGCACACCAAGGGGAAATGGGCGAAGCAAAGATTGAAGCTCATCCTCGAACCGTGGCAATGCTTCAAAACCATTTGCATATTTGGTTGGAAGCGCAAATCCGACGGCAACAGACGGTTCCGCAAGGCGTTTGTACTGGAAAGCCGCAAGAACGGTAAATCAGCCTGGGCGGCAGCGGTCGGGCTTTACATGCTTTGTGCCGATAATGAGTTTGGTGCGGAAGTTTACAGCGGGGCGACGAACGAAAAGCAAGCTTGGGAGGTTTTCAAGCCTGCCCGACTGATGGCTAAGAATTCCCCGGATCTGACAGCCTATTATGGTGTTGAGACAGGTAAAGGGGCGGGGAGCAACCTTTATAAGATCGCTGACGGTGCGAAGTTTGAAACGGTCATCGGTAATCCCGGCGACGGCGCAAGCCCGTCGTGTGCGATCGTTGACGAGTATCACGAACATATCACTGATGCGATGGTATCGACGTTTGAGACGGGTATGGGTTCCCGTGATCAACCATTGTTGCTGGTGATTTCCACAGCGGGTGATAACATTTCCGGCCCTTGCTACGCCATGCAGGAAGAAATTCAGAACATACTGGAAAAAGTGATACCGAACGATGAGTTTTTCGGTATCATTTATTCTGCCGACCCCGATGTTGACTGGACTTCCGATCTAGCGTTACGGCAGGCAAACCCCAACTACGACATATCCATTCGCGCTGAATTCCTTAAGTCAATGCAGCGTGACGCGATACACTCCGCACGGAAGGTAGGTGCTTTCAAAACGAAGCATTTGAACCTTTGGGTTCAGGCGCGTGACGCTTATTTTAACATTCAGAGCTGGCATGAATCCGAAAAAGCGACTGTAACACTTGAGATGTTCCACAATCAGCCGGTAAAAATCGGACTGGACCTCGCGTCAAAGGTGGATATCGCGGCTGTCGAACTATTGTTCAGGCTGGACCAGTGCAGTTGCGATATCGCGAAGTTGCTCATGGACGAGGGTTTCCGTTACGCTAGATTTGGTAAATATTATCTCCCTGAAAAGACAATATCACTTGGTGTTAACAAGCACTATCAGGGATGGGTGCTTGATGGATGGATTACAGAAACGCCAGGTGACATGATCGATTACGTTAACATCCGCGAAGATATTCTGGATTTCAGAGATCAGTTTCAGGTTGAGGAACTTGCTTTTGACCAGCATCAAGCTCGAATGATGGTATCAGAATTAATCGAAGCCGGTATTAAATGTGTGGAAGTTGCACCGAATGTATTGAATTTTTCAGAGCCTATGAAAGAGATAGAGGGGTTGATACGTTCGCATGCCATTGTGCATAACGGTGACCCCGTGTACACATGGATGTTATCAAATGTAACGGCGAAAGCTGATGCAAAAGATAACGTGTACCCTCGGAAAGAAAAGCCGGAAAACAAGATAGATGGTCCTGTTGCGGAAATCATGGCTATGGCGCGCTGGATGCTTGTCGAGGATACCCGGTCTGTTTATGAAACGCGCGGGATTCTGATGGTATGAACATTTTCACATCGGCGTTTCGTGCGGCAGTTGGACAGACGATCAATGTTGCGACCGCAACGGATTCCGAAATCCGCGATTTCCTCCGTGACGGGTCGAATACGTCTATAAGCGGTCGGTCGATCACTGAAAGCAACGCAATGAAGGTCGCGGCGGCTTATCGCTGCACCAACATCATTGCTGGCGTCGTGTCCTGGCTTCCCATGGACCTGATCCGGCGCGAAAGCGAGAATGTCCGCAAACCCGCCGTTGGTCATCCCCTTCGTCGTGTGCTGACCGTCCGCCCGAACGCTTGGCAGACGCCGAAGGAATTCAAGCAGCTCATGCAGGCGCACGTAATGTTGCGTGGCAACGCTGTGGCGATCAAGGTCAAGGCTATGGGGCAGGTGGTGGCGCTTATACCCCTTCACCCCGATAAGGTGTTGATCGAGCAGGAAACGAGCCTGCAGATGAAATACACCGTCACGACTGCGGACGGTTCGCTGAAGATTTACCGATCGGCGGACGTGCTGCATTTGCGCGGTCTGTCGTTGAACGGTTTTTCCGGCCTCTCTGTCTTGTCTCATATGCGAGAATCGCTAGGTATCGCCTTGGATGGCGAAACCGCTGCAGCAACACTGATGAAAAACGGTTCGTTTATCGATACCGTTATCAAGCACCCGGAGACGATGTCACCTGAGGCGTACAAACGTCTGAAGGATTCGTGGGAGGGTCGGAAATCCGGGGTCGATAATACCGGCAAGACAGCCATCCTTGAAGAGGGGGCGGACCTTGTCAAAACGTCAATGTCGGCGTCGGACCTCCAGTTTATCGAATCTCGAGAATTCCAGCGGTACGATATCGCGATGTTTTTCGGCGTTCCTCCACACATGATCGGTGCGACCGAGAAAACCACGTCTTGGGGTTCCGGTATCGAGCAACAGAACATCGGTTTCGTGACGTACACGCTCAACGACTGGCTTGTGATGTGGCAAGAGTCATTGAAGCGTGACGCGATCAACGAAAAAGAATGGGAAACCCTTGATGTTCGGTTCTTCACCCAGGCGCTCTTGAAGGGCGACAGCAAAGCACAGTGGGATTCCTTCACACGCGGTCGCCAGTGGGGTGTTTACAGCCCGAACGATGTCCGCGCGCTTCTGGACATGAACCCGCGCACCGACCCGGAGGGCGACGAATACGCGGCCCCTCCAAACCAAAACCCCGATGAGAAATCCGCTATCGGACACAACGGCGGACCGCCATTAGAGGAAGACGAGAAATGAGCCTGATTAAGAACCTCCCCAAGGGCCGCATCATGGCGCGTCAACCGACTTGGTATGAACACGACGCGCCGAGCGCGGCGCTGGACGAATGGACAGATCGCGTTTACGCCGCTGCAAAGCAGGATGATACGACCATCAACATTTATGAGCCGATCGGTGAAGACTGGTTCGGAGAAGGTTTCAGCACGGCGAAGCTTTCGGGCATTCTGCGGAACATCGGTCCGCGCGATATCACAGTTAACGTCAATTCCCCTGGCGGCAACGTGTTCGACGGTCTGGCGATGTACGACCAGTTGCGCGAGCATCCCGCAAAGGTCACGGTTCGTGTTCGCGGTATCGCGGCAAGCGCCGCCAGTGTGATTGCAATGGCCGGTGACGAAATCCAGATGGCAACCGGGTCGATGATGATGATTCATAACGCTTGGGGCGTCGTGATCGGTAATCGCCACGACGCGGCGGAAATGGTGACCGTGTTCGGTCAGATAGATCGCTCGCTTGCATCGGTTTACGCGACCCGAACCGGTTTGGCGGAAGATAAAATCACGGCGATGCTCGACGGGCCGAACCGTCGCAGCGACGGAACATGGATGACCGCCGCCGAAGCTGTGGAAATGAAGTTTGCCGACGGCGAATTTCAGGACGAAGCGGATCCGTCGGCTAGTTTGCCGACTGAGAACCGTGACGCGATCGTGGCGCGTCGTCGGATTGAAACTGCCATGGCGAAAGCCGGTCTGTCTCGGAAGGAACGCGCCGACACGTTCGCGAAAATGAATGGTCGGGAAGAACCTGCAAATGACGTGTCAGAAGCGTTTGCAAATTTGCTGGCAACGATGCGGGCGTAACGCATCCTGTGAATTATGTAACGTTGGTGTTGCGGTTCGTCTGAATTAACGTTACATAGTAACAATTATGACCCCGCGTGATGCAAGTCATATCCAAGATTTGACACACGCGAGGGTATGACATGACCTATCACAATCGACTAATGCACGGCGCGTCGTTTCGCGGTCTCGGTGCATCCGGCCTACGGAACGAAGGACCATCTGAAGTAAAAGCGATGGTCGACACGTTCAATCGGACGTTCGAAGAATTCAAGAACACCAACGACGCCCGTCTTAAGGCTGTCGAAGCTGGCGTAAACGATCCTCTTCAGGCCGAAAAGGTCGACAAGATCAACAATTCTCTGTCTGACGTGCAGGCCGAAATCACCCGCATCATGGAAAAGTTCGCCGCAAACGATCTTTCCGGTTCGGGTTCGACGGCTGACATTCAGGCACAGGCTCGCGATTTTTCCCGCACCCTGTCGGCTCGTGCCGGTTCGGTCATCGAAGTCAGCGCCGAAGACCTCGGCAAGTACGCCAGCGGCCTTGATACGTACATGCGCGTCGGCAACGAAAACCGCAAGTTCGGTGAATTCCGGAACCTGATGGAAGTCGGCAGCGATCCGGCTGGCGGTTATACCGTTACGCCAGACATCGGCGGACGCATCATCAAGAAGATTTTCGAGACTTCCCCGGCTCGTCAGCTGTTCAGCGTCGTTTCGATCGGCACGGACGCGATGGAAGGTCTGGTTGACCGTGATGACCTCGATTCGGGTTGGGTCGGTGAAAAGCAGGCACGTCCTGAAACCGGCACGCCAGAGCTTGGCAAATGGCGGATCGATGTCAACGAACAGTATGCCATGCCGAAGGTTACACAGAAGCTTTTGGACGATTCCGGCTTCGATATCGAGGGCTGGCTGTCTTCCAAGGTTTCCGACAAGTTCGCCCGTACCGAAAACGCTGCGACCTTTGCCGGTGACGGCGTCAACAAGCCACGCGGCCTTCTGACCTACGGCACCGCTGCGACGAACGACGCGAACCGTGCTTGGCAGGTCTTCGAACACATCGCTTCCGGCGCAACCGGCACGATCACGAACACCGATTTCCTTATCAATCTGGTTTTCGCGCTGAAGGCGGCTTATCGCGCCAACGCCAACTGGACGATGAATCGGAAGACCCTCGGGTATATCCGTACGCTTAAGGACGGTGACGGCAACTACCTGTGGCAGCCAGATTTCACGCAACGCCTGGGCGGTAACCTTCTCGGTTACGGCATTGTCGAAGCGGAAGACATGCCCGACGCCGCCACCAACGCTCTGTCCCTCGCTTTCGGTGACTTCAAGGCCGCGTACCAGATCGTTGACCGTACCGGGATCCGCGTTCTCCGTGATCCTTACACGGAAAAGGGTTTCGTGAAGCTTTACACCACCAAGCGAATGGGCGGTGACGTTCTGGACTTCGACGCCGTCAAGTTCTTGAAGTTCGCCGCGTCGTAACCGGCACCGGATGACATGGGGCGGGTAATTCCGCCCCTTTCACTAATCTTTGAAAGGGACACCCATCATGGCACCCCGTGACCTGAAAAATAACATCATCATCAATCCTGTTCTTCACGCGGACGGGGCAGACAATACCGCTCAAGTCGGCGTCGTGCAGGACCATCGCGGTTCGAAGTCGCACACCTACGTCATTCATGCCGGTGCGATTGTCGATGCCGACGCGACGTTTACCGCACTGCTTGAAGAATCGGATCTGCCGGGTTCCGGCTTCACCGCTGTGGCAGATGATTATTTGCTCGGCACCGAAGTGCTCGCATCGTTCCAGTTCGACAGCGACAACACGCTGAAGACGCTCGGTTACATCGGGTACAAGCGTTACACGCGCCTCACGATCACACCGGCTGCTAACGCGGGTGCAGCGTCGTACTCGGCATTGTGCATCGAGCAACCCAACTGGCGCGGCACCTTCAACTAAGCCGCCCCAGGGTGAAATAAGGTAACCATACGATGTTGACCAAAGTCAAAATCCTGAAAGACGGCGTCAAGGGCGCTGACGACGGCGCGACCGTTCGTGAATATCCCAAAGACGGCGGACCGGACAAAGACGGCACGTTTTTTGTTTCGGAATCTCTCGCTGCCGCGCTGATCGAGGCGGGCGAAGCGGAAGAAATCGAAGTCAAGAAAGTGTCGGTCACGGACAGGGTGAAGGCCAAAGCAAAGCTACCCGAACCGACTCCTGCACCTGTCGTTCCTGCGAATGTTGCCACGCCTGCAGCCACACCACCCGGTCTTCCCGGTCTACCGAAGGCATCCGGCAAGTAAATGAAGCCGAAGCTCGTTACAGCACCCGCAAATGACCCCGTTACGTTGGAAGACGTGAAGGCGCATTTGCGGGTGTTCTTTACCGATGACGACGAATATCTGAATGGGCTTATCAAGGCCGCTGTGTCTCATCTGGACGGGTATCGGGGCATCCTGAACCGTTGCATTGTCGAACAGTCTTGGCAGACGACCTATTGGCGTTTTTGCCGCAAAATGGAGACACCTTTTACCGATACGACCGCCGTCGTCCTTCAGTATTATGATGAAGACGACGAATTGCAGACCTTGGATCCGGCGTCGTACACATTCGATACCGATAGCGTTCGGATCAAAGCTTCGGTCACGCTTCCGTCGATTAACACCGCCCGTGATGACGCCGTCACGATGATTTCGACCCACGGTTATGACGATGTACCGGAATCGTTGTTGCTGGCGATAAAAATCCTCGTGGCACACTGGTATCGCAATCGCGAGCCGGTGATGTTCAATGGTTCCCCTGCAAAGGTTCCGTTCTCTGTGAACACCTTGATTGCTCCGCATCGGTGGGCCTTCTGATGGCGACTCAGGGGAGCATGAGCAAGCTTGCAACGTTCCAGCGGGACACCGGGACAATCGGCGTCGGCGGGTCGAAAACACGTCATTGGACCGATATTCCCGGCCTGAAGCGTGTCCCGATCGAATATCGGCCACAGCGCGGACGGGACCGTGTCGAGGCGGGACGCCTTGAATCGTCGGCGGTCGGCTTCATTACGATTCAATCTTGCATCGCGGTCGATGGCTTGACCGCTGGAGACACCGTTATCGTTCACGAGAGGTCGGGCGACGTTCCGCACCGTATCAGCTCGATTGGAAATCCAGATCAACGCAACCGCGATGTAGAGATTGTGGTCGAACAAGGGGTACAACTCGGATGATTAACGCTGAAATTCTTGCCCGTCTCAAGATTACCCAAACCGGCGCTAACGATTTCGGTGGTCCGAATTTCTCGCCTGTGCTGGAAGCAATGATCCAACTCACGGACGGGACGACCGTCAACAAGGCGAACATCGCTTTTGTGGACGAACGTACCGTTGCCAGCGGCGCTACGGATTCGTTGGACCTTGCCGGTGTTCTGACCGACGCTTTCGGCGCAATCGTAGCGTCGGCGGAAATTGTCGCGCTCATGATCATCAATAAGCCGCGTATCGGCACACCGGCGAACACCACGGATTTGACGATCGGCGGCGGCACAAATGGTGTCTTTGCAACGGCTATGCCGTTCGTATTGAAGCCTGGGGCGGTTCTTTTGCTCGCTGCAGGTGACGCGGCGGGTATCAAGACCGTAACGGCTGCTACGGCGGACCTTTTGGCGGTCATTAACAGTGCGGGCGCAGCTGCGAAATACCAGATCGCTATTCTTGCGCGCAACGCGTGACGTATGGTCACCGGCCTTAAAGAGCTTGAGAAAAAGCTGACCGTCGTTTTCCCGAAACTGGTTGAACAGCGTGTCAAAGAAGCTCTTGAAAAGGCCGCGAACGACGTTGTTGCACAAATGAAGACGCGCGCACCGGTTTATGCCGGTCCGCCTGAGATTCGGTCCGACAAGCGCCACAAGGGTGAACCCGTGATACCCGGCGCGTTACGTGACAGCATCGCATGGACCTGGGGCGATGCGCCTAAAGGAACCGTTACACTCGGGGCAGTGAAAACCAGCCAGTTCACAAAAGACGGAACGACCAAGCTCACGATCTATTGCGGTGACAGAAAAGCGTTCTATGCCCGGTGGGTCGAATTCGGCACGCGCAAATGGAAAGGCAGTCCGTTCTTTTTCAGCACTTGGCGCAACAATAAGCGGAAGGTCAAAGGGCAGCTAACCCGCGCAATCCGCAAGGCAATCAAAGAAATGGGTATGGTCTGATGGAACCGTCTGTTGACCTGCAAGATATGATTTACAAGCGCCTTGTCGCGGATCCGAATGTTACTTGGTCCGTGTTTGACCGTGCGGATGCTCAAGAGCCTTTGCCGTTCATTTCGTTTGGGCCTGAGGATGCACAAGAGGATGATGACGAGTGCATTACCGGCACGTCACATCAGTTCCAAATCGATCTCTTTCACAGTCAAGCCGGGATGGCGGAACTAAAAGACCAGATCGGGCGCGTGAAACGTTCTTTGCATAACTATCCGGGGGAATTGACCGATAACGCGTTACATTCTATTCGTTTCATTCGTTCCAGTGTGGTACAAGAGCCGGATGGTATCAATTACCACGGCGTGTTACAGTTTGAGGCGTTGATTGAAAGCGATATTTCATGACCGTTTCGAATTCGACCGCCGTCCGGTGCAAGCCATAGCGTTTGTCGTTCAAGCGTCAACGGAACCACAGAATTTGCCGCGTGACGTTGTCGAGGCGGCTATATCGGCAGGGAAGGCGACGGCATGGCGAAAGCAATTACCGAGAAATATGAAGAAATGATTCTGGACGTTGAGCTTGACCCTATCGGGTCGGCTGGCGTCTACACTCCGATTTGCGGCATGACCGATGTCACGATTACCCGCACGGCGAACGTTGACGAAACGGAAGTGCCGGATTGCGACGATGAATCGTTGCCGGTGTCGGTTGAAGTCGCGGTCCGTTCGATCACGGTCACTGTGGAAGCAACCGGCGTTTGGGCGCGATCGTCTAATAAGGCCGTTCTCGACTGGTTTTATTCCGGTGCTACCAAGGGCATCCGCCTTCGGAACACTGCAGCGGCAACCGGTGACCCTGAAACCGAAGCTGGTCCCGCGCTGCTTACGACCATGACCGATGCCCGTACGAAGGGTCAAAAGGTCACCCGTGAAATCAGCATCCGTTTCGACGGTGTGCCGATCGTCACGAACAAGGCGTAACCCATGCTCGTATGGGACGGCGGGGAACACACTTTTCGGCTCGGTATCGGGGAACTGAGGGCTTTGCAGTCTTCAACCGGTGTCGGGCCGCTTTTCTTGCTCGGACGCATCACCGGCTCGCAATGGTTCGTTGATGACATCATTGACACTGTCCGCCTGGGATTGATCGGTGGCGGGATGCCGGAAAAGGAAGCCCGTGAACTGACGAACAGGGTTTTCACGGACAATACGCCCGCCCTGTACCGTTCGATGTTGCTTTGCGTGCGCGTGTTGCGTGATGCCGTCATGGGTGAAACGCATGACCCTGTCGGAGACGACACGTCGGGGGAGACGGTAGCGGGGAGCGTGACGAATTCGGACGCCTGAAGTTCTCAGGTTTCTATAGTTCGGGTCAGGCAATGGGCTTCTCTCCCCGCGTAGTGGACAGCATGACAATTTGGGAATTCAACGCTTGTTTCGACGGCTGGAAAGCTGTTAACGGTATTAAGACAAAACGTAACGTTACAATCAGTGACGAACGTATGGCGCAGTTGGGAATTGCGGGTTTCTGATGGCTGATACAGACTCGGGCGGTTTGCTTGTTCAGATCGGCGTTACACAAGCGCGGATGGAACGTGAGCTTGCCACTCTGGTCAAGCAGGCGGGCAAATCTGCCGGTGACATGGAAAAGTCATTTGACGCCGCGAATAATAATATCGGCAAAGGCGCGCGGACTGCGTTCGGTGGCGTAGGATCCGGTGCGAACGCCGCCGCACCGGCTGTGAAGAACCTTTCCGGCTATACGGCAAACCTTGCATCACAATTGAACGATATCACCGTGCAGCTCGCGGGCGGTCAGTCACCGTTTCAGATCATGCTTCAGCAAGGAACACAGATCGGGCAGGTTGTCACCCAGGCGGGCGGCGGCTTTAAAACGCTCGGTAGCATTATGGCTGGCGCTTTTATGTCCGTGCTGAACCCTGTGAACCTTTTGACGTTCGCTGTGATCGGTTTGGGTGGGTATGCCATCCAATATTTTGCCGACCTGATTTCGGGCGGTGACAAGGCGAACGAAACGTTAAAGGAACAGGAAGCTATCATCCGTAGCGTTGCGGAACGGTGGGGAGAAGCGATAGAGCCGCTTCAGGAATACGTTACGGCGCTGGACCGTGCGAAGCAGGTTGCTGACATCAAAGCAGCGACAGCGGTTGTTGCTGCGGATCAATGGAAAGTTGCTCGTGACGCCGTCAATGAATTTAACGACGAATATGCCGGTTATGTCAGTCTCTTGCAAACCGCGTCGGCTAACCCGGATTCCGGTCTTCATGAACTTGGCGTAGCGTTTGAAAATTTGCAGGACAAAATCAACGCTGGCACGGCGACCACCGAAGATTTCGACCGAGTGCGGACCGCTGCGACCCGTGCCGCTGCAACAGACGGCGTTGGCGACCTAGAAGAATTTATTGCCGGGATAAACCGCCTTGGCGGGGCGTTAGACGCGCCGTTGGCGAAGCTCGGGAAGTTGTTAGCCTTAAGCGGTCAAGCTGCGATGCTCGATCCTTCGACGTGGCGTGGACAAAGCGCCCCGGCACCGATGTTCGAGAACAACAATATTCAGTACGGGGAGGGTGGCGCATTCGTCACGCCGGAAAATGGCCCGACTCCCGCGTCCCGTCCGTCTGATCTTGATACGTTCAAGAATCGGGGCGGCAGCGCTCCCAAAGGCGGCGGGCGCGGCGCGAATGCCTACAAGGATGAAGTCGAGGGTATAAAGGAACGGACAGCGGTTCTACGCGAATCCACGGCGGCACAAGCGGCGATAAACCCCCTCGTGAATGATTACGGGTTTGCACTGGAAAAAGCCAAGGCTGAACAAAAGCTATTAGCCGATGCGCAGCGCGCCGGGATGACCATCACCCCTGCTTTGCGGGAACAGATTTCGGAATTGGCGGGCGGATACGCTACCGCGTCGGCTGAAGCGAAAAAGCTGGCGGAATCCCAAGGTCTTGTCAAAAAGCAGGCTGAAGAATGGGCGTCTTTGGAAAAGGACGTTTTCAAAGGGTTCCTATCTGATCTGAAGGCCGGGAAATCTGGCGCGGAAGCTCTCGGGAGCGCGTTGAATAAGATCGCGGATAAGCTGCTTGATATGGCTTTGGATGGCATTTTCTCGACCAAGGGCGGCGGGGGAGGCGGTGGCGGGTTCTTCAGCTCTATCATCAACGGTATCGGCAAGATTTTCGGTATCGGTTACGCTGGCGGCACTGCGAACACTGGCGGTAAACGCGGCCAACCTGCAGGTATCGTGCATGGCGAGGAAGCCGTTATTCCGTTGCCAGCCGGTGGCAAGGTTCCTGTAACCATCAGCTCCCCGAACACGTCACAGATGAGCAAGGCGGCATCGCATGACACGGTGACGCTAAACCTGCAGGACGATTCCGGTCGTATGTCTGAAATCGCAGACCAGCGCATTCACACAGCGTCGGGAACGATCGTTCGTGTGGCAGTCGACCAGTCTTACAAAACCGTCAAATCTAATATGGCAGGTTTGATGACCGATACCCAGGCGAGGCAGCTATGACGATACAGTGGCCTCGTAGCGTACTACCGCCACAGCAGCCGATGTTTCATATTGCGCCGATGAACATCAGCGGTCCGGTGTCGGGTTCGGGTGCTGCTGATGTTATATCTGGTGATGCTGGCTTCTGGCGGGCGTCGTTCGGTTCCGTTGTTGTTACGACGCGGGAACGGGTGCTGACATGGCGTGCGATCTCGGCAAAGCTTCAGGGGCGGTTGTTTCCGATACTTGTTCCATATTGCGCACTGTATCAGCCTTTCCCGGCTGGTGTTGCTCGTGGCGGGGTCGTACCTCATTCGGACGGGGCATATTTCAGCGATGGAACGGGCTATTTGTCAGGTTCCATCAATGTTTATCTGAATGATGATCGACCTCAACGCGCCGTTTCTGGCACGATCACCGTGGACGTTTCTGACGTGATACAGCCTGGTCATGTCTTTTCGTTCGGTGAACGATTGTACGAGGTCGGTGACGTTGAATATTTAAGCGAAACGGTAGCCGAAATCACTTGGAAGCCGCCATTGCGGGATGCCGTTTCGGCCGGAACAGAACTAAATTTTGATGCTCCAGTTTGCCGTATGCGTCTCGTATCAGATGGCGAAATGCAGCTTCAGCTTGATATGAATCGTCGCGGGTTCCCGACAGTGAATTTTGTCGAGGATCTTGTATCGTGACATTCTTTACACCTGATGAAGTGGAAAAATTCAACTCGGGAAAGCCTATACGATGCGCCTTGCTCGCTGAAATGGATTTTGTGTCAAAGCGTATGGGCGCATGGAACGGATCCACAAAGCTGACCGTCAACGGGACGGAATTTTTGCCGTTGTTCGGTGCAGGATCTATTGAAGGTCTGTCGTTTCAGAACAGCACGATTTCAAAAAGCATCACGATTTCGATTGCCGGTGTCGATAACGGAATCCTCGGATTGACGCTCGCCAGCGCCGCTGAAACACAAAACCGTCTCGTGAAAATCTATCTGCAGATGTTTGACGATGACTGGCAACCGATAGCCGCCCCACCCGTGATTTTCTTTGGTTACATGCAAAATCCAGAGATTACACAGGATGAAGTGACGCAAGACAGTAATGCGTCCTCCCCAACGCAAACAATAAGCGTTCCCGCCGAAAACATATGGTTCAATCGATCGCGCGCGCCGGGTGGACGTTACACAGATCGTGATCAGCAATTGAGATCACCGGGGGATGAAATATTTAATTTCGTTCCCGGTCTTGTTTTCAAGTCTTTCGTTTATCCTGATTTTTGAGGCGACCCCGTGGATGTGACCGAATTTATAGCTCGTGAAATGACCAAACCGTTTTTGCCGGGTGATACAGATTGCGCAAATACTGCGGATCGTTGGTTTGCCGAACGGCGCGGATTTAGCGCAATGGCGGCATACGGACGGAAGGTCCGTGACGCTGCGGACATGGACGTGTGGCTTAGCGAGCCGGGAAGCATCGTGCGCGGAATGCGGCAGGTGATGGAAGCGAACAGCTGTGCGCGTACAGATACGCCTGTGCCTGGGGATATCGGCTTGATCATTCTCGGAATGCGCGCTTGCATCGCCATTTTCACCGATGATGGTTGGTGGTCACGTGATGCCGATGGTTTCATTACTGCCGATGACGAATATCGCCATATAGCTTGGAGTGTCGCCTAATGCCGGTTGTACTCGGTCCATTGGCACTTGCAATCTTTCAGGCGGGCGGGCCGATATGGCTTGCAAACGCTCTTGTAGGTGTCGGTGCGCTCGGTGGCGTTTTTAGCGCGGTTGGTCAGATCGCGTTATCGTTCGGTATCTCCGCAATAGCCGCGAAGTTCATGAACAAGCCACAGGCGACAAGACCGGAAGACGTTCAGCAATCGGTGCGCATCGCCGCGTCTGACCGTGTGGTAATCTACGGGCAGCAACAGCCGACTGGAAACTGGATTTTTGGAGACAGCGTGGAGGGTTCCTTTCACAAGGTTCTAGCCGTCTGCGAAGGTAAACTGGTCACTGTCCTCAATCTAAAAATTGACGATAATATTGCAATCGTTGATGGCGACGGGGTCGTTACCAGCGCGCCATATAATGGTTACGCGAAGTTCCAGTTTCGGCACGGACTGCCGACCGAGACGCATTATTCAGATTTGACCGCTGCATTTCCCGAGTGGACCGACACGCACCGTGGCGACAATGTCGTGACGATCTACGCCAAACAATCGGCGTTAGGAGCTAGTGAAGTCACCAAAATCTTTCCGTCCTTGAAGGATACGTTATATCGTATCGAAGGGCGCTTCACCGAAATTTGGAACCCGATAACGGATGCAACGGCGTGGAGCGACAACGCGGCGGGTGTGATTCGAGATTTCATCATCAATCGGAACGGGATGCGTATTCCTGAAGCGCTCCTCACAACGCCACTCGCGCAAGAGGCGTGGGAAACCGCTTGGACCGTCTCCGCAACAGCATTCTCCCTGAAGGGCGGCGGTACGGAGGCGCGTTACCGTCTATGGGGTGCATACAAGCTTTCTGAACTGCCGGGTTCGGTCCTAGAAGCAATGCTTGCAAACTGTGACGCAAAGCCGATTTTAACCCGTGACGGCGGGATGGCGATCCGAATCGGGACTACCCCAACCCCGACCGTAACGCTCGACAAGCGTCTGATCACGGCGGCTGTGAAGGTTGCTTCCGGTCTGGACGTGCGGACGACTGCGAATAGGGTTTCCAGCAAGTTTCTATCGAAGGACGATGATTATCTTCTGGTAGATGCCGACCCTTGGCTTGACGACGCGGACATAGCGGCACGGGGAGAAATCAACGAGGCTGTCGATTGGTCTTGGTCCCCGTCACACAGTCAGGCGCGCCGTCTGATGAAGCTTCGATATCATCGGTTGACACCCGCATGGGTTTTGACCGTGAATTGCCGTATCGGTGCGCTTGCAGCCTTCCAAGAACAGTTCGTCAACGTAGATTACACGATTGGTGATACCCGCATTGTCGGAATTTTCGAAGTCCTCGAATTCACATGGAACCTAGGCGATAACGGCATTCTGCGAAGCGTTACATTGTCGCTCCAGTCGATCAGCGATACTATGTACTCATGGGATCCTGTTAACGAAGAAGGTACAGCACCCGTCACTGCTGACGTAACGGTTGATCGGACGATTCCGATCGTCACGAGCTTTGATGTCACTGTTGGTCGGCGGGATATCGGCGCAAATCAGCCTGTCGCATATGCGATTTTGAGTTTCGACGTTCCTCCGTCTCTGTCGTTGAAGACACAGATTCGAGGAAAGAAGGTTTCTGAAACGGTATGGAATAATGTCAATGTGCCAGATAACGCGACGGTCGTTGACGGACTTTTGATGGACGACGGCGTTGAATACGAGTTCGAAGCTAGGCACGTCTCGCTGACAGGTACAGCGAGTGATTGGACGACCCCTTCCATCAAGATAACCCCTACCGCTGACACAACTGCACCGGGAATTGTGACGGAAGTTACGAAAACTGGCGGGTCGGGGTTGGTCACGTTAGGTTGGCGCACACCAAATAGCGCGAATTTCAGTCGAGTTGTCATACGACGAAACACTGTCAACAACTTTGGCACATCTGTAACGTTACCGAGTGTTTACGGATCGGCCAATACGCTTTATACACGTAACGATGCCGGTCTTGCGGCAGGTACGTATTACTATTGGATTTCGGCGGCAAATGCTTCAGCAATCGAAGCGTCAGCGGTCGCAACAGGTAGTGTCATCGTTACATGATTTAGAGGTTTCAGCATGCCGGACTTAAACGCCAGCGAAATTTTCCGTGATTTTGTGACAAATGGCGTTCCGTCATCCGGTAGACATAACCCTGTTAAATCGCAAATAAGATCATGGGGTAATTGGGTTGAAAACCGTTTAAATCGTGAGGTGATTTTAGACGAATACTTCGGCGTAAAGGGGACAGGGAACGACGATGCCGATGATTCAGACGCTTTATCGGCAGCGATAGACGCGCTTCCTGATGGCGGCATTATTCGGGGTAGTCCCGGAATGCGATATTTCTTGGGGAATCCACCAGCTTTTCCACGCGGAATCCGCCTTATCGGTCAGACTTCTCCCGGAAAAGTCCGTACTACGCTTCCGACTATTTTGGATTACACTAACGCTATCATTCTCCCAAGCGATAAGACGCTTCAACCTGGGTCGAGTGGCGAACTTTCAAGTTGGCTGATTTGGCGTCACGGGTTGGTGACCCCGACGTATCCGGTCATTGACCTTGATGAAGCCGAAGAGATCATTGCGGATTACGCAGGGCTTGCAATCGACCCCCTCGGTGATGATCCGCTTGTGAGCGATAATCTTATCCTCGGCTTCAATAAGGCGATTCGCGCTCAGAACATCCTTCGCCCTCGCTATGTTGGCAATCACATTGACTGTGCAAGCGGCATAGAGGCTACGGGCGTCTATGACGCGGGTGACCTGTTCGGCATCAGCGGGAATCGGTGCTGGCCTTATCTGGTCGGATCGCAGGCATACCCGTGGAGAGTGACCCGCCGCCCAGGTATCGCTTTCGATTTTCATGATGGTTGTGACGGCCTCATTGCAGATAGGAACTTCGCTTACGGTTATACCACATCGCTTCGTCTCAAAGATGTTTATGGCGTCAAGACAAGCATATGGGCGGATAATATTGGCGGTTCCGACCCGACAAATGCAGCTGGAACGACTGGTATACTCACTGAAGGCAACTGTAACAATTGCTCAATCGGCGGCCATGTCGATAGTCATGCCATCAATATAAACATGAACCACACGAGCGGTTTCGTTGAACTATCAGGCACCTTGGGCATCGCTGTTGAAAATCAACTTCGCCTTGGTATAGCTTCCAGTGGTTATATCTCGTCGCTTGTTGCCACGGGATATGCAAAGAAGCCGATCGTTGTAGCAACGGGCGTCGGGTTTTGGTCGGGTAATATCACTTGCGTAAGCGGTTCGTCTGACGTTTCTCAGATTGCCTTGATTGAATTCAATCAAGGCGACCGCGTAAAGATTCGCGGATTGACGATTTATAGTTATGTCGGGACACTGTCTAACGACTTGAATGGTGGTTCGGAATCTATTCCTTCTCTTGTCCCGCATCCTTACGTAAATTCGGGGCTTTATCTTCCAGACGCAACCACGATGGCAGCATCTGTGCTTGGAACGAAGGTACTAACCTTAAAACGCGCCTCAGGGGCTGTAAACGGGCTGGATATCATCGCCGGGGCGGCTGGCGCTCGTGTTACGCTTGAAGCCAGCGGTCCAAGCTCCATTATCGATCTGCAGGCCAACCCGAAGGGTGGCGGTTTCTTTTTTACCAACGGAAACTTTCTACCGACGCTCGACAACACTTATAGTCTAGGCTTGTCTTCTGTGCGCTTCTCGGCGGTATGGGCCGCAAATGGCACCATCCAGACGTCGGACCCTGCGAAGAAGACTGACATCCAGCCGATCGCGCCTGAGACGGCGTTGCTTCTCATTCAGCTAATTGACCCGATCACATTCAAATGGAAATCAGGCGGACTTGTCGGCGCTCCCGTTGAACGGGAAGTTGAAGAGCAGGTGACAATTGAAGTCGATGACATCGAAGAAGCCGTTGAAATCATCGACGGTGTTCCAATGCTTGTCCAAAAGCCGATAGTCAGACTTGAGCCGGTTTATGATGCTGTGCCCGTGGTTGATGCACAAGGCAAGGTCGTGATGGTGGATGTGCCAGAAATCATTCGACGCGGGGAAGTTATTCAGGAGGCTAGACAAGAGCCTCGCATGCACAAAGTGCCACGCATGCACAAGGTTCGAACAATGGTTACCGAGTTCACTGAAAAGAGTGGAGGGAGGACGCATTGGGGCTTCAATGCTCGGCAAGTCCAAGCGGCTTTTGAGATTGTCGAACAAGATTTTGGTGGCTTTGTGATCGCCGAGGACGGGTCGCTCGCATTGCGACCTGATCAGATGATTCCTATCCTGTGGGCCGCGCTTCGTGGCATTGTCAGCGGCGTCTCTCTTCCCGATGCACCTGCACATCCTGATTTTGTCATCGGGTCAACAAATGACTGACAAACCTAAGATCAGCGGGACCTGTATCCAACTTATCCCGAATTGGCGGCAGGTTCTAAAACGCGCATGGTCGGTGTGGTGCATCTACCTCGCCGGGGCGCTCGAAATACTTCCATACATCGTGCCGTATCTGGACGAATGGATTCCCCGCTGGCTGTCAATCGTCGTGCTGCTCGTGGCACCGATTGCCCGTATTCTTGAGCAAAGGAACGTCGATGCCGGTAAATAAGATTCGTACCAGCGGACGGGCAAAGACAGCTATCGGCGCGATCGTCGCTGTGGCGGTCGGGGGTATGGTCGCGCTGTTCCCAGGTCAACCAGCGGTTCACGATGACACGGCGTTGGCGATCCGTACGCTTGTCGGTCCGTGGGAAGGCCGATCGCTAAAGGCGTACCTCGACACGCTCCCGACCAAGCCAGTCTGGACCATCTGCGACGGCGATACGACCAACGTCAAACCCGGCATGGTCGAAACGCCCGCAGGCTGTGACAAGCGTTTGACGGTCAAGATGGAACGGGATTATCGACCGCCGCTCGTGAAATGTATCGCGGATTTCGAAAAGAAACCGCTTAGCTGGCGCGCCATGATGATTTCGCTCGGGTGGAACATAGGGACCGGCGCGACTTGCAATTCAACCGCCGCGCGCCTGGGGCGTCTCGGTCAGTATCGTGCGAGCTGCGAAGCGGCAACAGCATTCAACAAAGCGGGCGGTCGCGTCTACATCGGCTTGGTCAATCGCCGTGAAATGGGCGATGCGACCCGCATAGGCGAAGCGGAACTTTGCGTTACGGGGTTGTGAATGTGGACCTTGATCGGTGGCTTATCTGGTCTGTTACGTCTCGGCATCGGGGCGTGTGTCGCCGCTGTGCTGATGTACGTCATTGTCGTGCCGCTTGAACGGTCGGACGCCGTCAAAGGCAAGGTCGATGAATACCGGGCAACGTCGGCTGAAGCGAAGGTTACGGAACTTGAGCGGCAGTTGAAGGGCGGACAGATCGTCATCGACGCTTATCAGGTCCAGTTGCGGAACGTCCGCGCGAAAGAGGAAGCAACAGCCAATGACCTTGAACAGCGGATCCTTGAAAATGAGGCATTGCGGAAGGCCAAGGGTCGTTCTGATGGTATTGACGACGCTGATATTAAGTTCCTGCTCGACCCTAAATGAATCGGCCACCCAGGCCGGTACAGCCGCCGCTCGTGTGAACATGCCGCCCTTGCCGGATGACTGCCGTGTGGTTGAACCACATGCACCATTGATCAAAGGCTTCGACCCGGTGTCTGTGTTGAAAAGAGAACGTGCCGTAACGAATCGAGCTAATGACCGGGTGTTACGTTGTGCAGAGAATTATGATAACGTCGCGCGGGTGTTGCGTTAACTTTAACGGGAAATTGAAACATGACTCTTCAACAATCTGTCGCGGTTCGTAACGCTCGACTTGACGCTGTCGAAACAGCGATAGGCGCGAGCGCGATTCTGAAAATTCGAAGCGGAGCGCAACCCGCAAACGTCGGGACGGCGGACAGCGGTACAGTCTTGGCAACGGTCAGTCTGCCCGCCGATTGGATGGCGGCGGCGTCCGCTGGAGCTAAGGCAAAGTCAGGCACTTGGGAAGACACAGCCGCCGACGCAACTGGAACGGCTGCGCATTTTCGCATCTACGCATCAGATGGGACGACGGCTCATCTGCAGGGAAGCGTGACGGTAACGGGCGGCGGTGGCGATATGATTGTTGACAGCGTGTCGTTTACCGCTGGTCAAAGCTTCACGGTTTCCTCATTCACACTGACAACGGGTAACGCATAATGGCATACATAGACCGGATTGTTGATCTCGAATCCGACAGTGTTGGTGACAACGAAATCATCCCCGGCAAGGCGGACCGAAAGGTTCGTCTCTATCGGTTGTTGCTGACGTTTACCGCACCTGTGGAAATGTACTTCAGTGACGGACCGGAATCGCCTTTAAGCGGTCCGATGTCGTTCGGTCCCGGTGACGAACTGGTTTTGGATCAAGGTTCACAGCCTTGGTATGTTACCAGCCTGAACCAGCCGCTAGTCATCAATCTGTCGGCGGAATGCGCCGTCGCAGGCACCGCATGGTTTGATTACGTTCCGAACTAAGGTTTAACCGGTGGCAATTTCATTTATCGATCAAGCTACCGGCGTTGATAGCGCAACGATCCCCGCTCATGCGGCGGGCGATCTGCTCATAGCGTTCGCTTATCGAGCGACTTCCGCAGTAACACCGACAATCCCCGCAGGTTGGACGACTATCAATAGCGGTGCGGGTAACTCAAATGGTCACGCCGCTGCTTGGAAATTGGCGGCGTCCTCGTCAGAAGTGACAGGCACATGGTCTAATGCCGAAACCCTAAACATTCACGTATACCGTGGCACGGACCAGACATCGCCTATAGGCGGGCAAGCCCAAGCCACCAACATCGCTACCATCCTTTTTCCCGCCTTGACGATGACTATTGCGGACGGCACGTCATGGGTTGACGGGTTCGCCGGTATTCGTATTGGAAATCAGCCAATCGAAACCCCGCCGCCTGGGATGGTTATTCGAACAGACAACGTTTCTCCGGGCGGGGGAACCTCACGAGAGGCGGCAGGATTTGACACGGACGGCGGGGTTTCGTCATGGTCATTGCAAAACGGCGGTTCAGCCGGTGGTTCTCGGTTTCGGTCGCTCACGTTTGAAATTATCGCTGCAGCTTCTGCCCCGACCGGGATAACGGCAACCGCCGCCATAACGGAAGCTGACGACACGGTCAGCGGCGCGGGTGCGCTCCGCATCGCTGCAACAGCGAACATAACCGAAGCGAGCGACACAGTTGCTTCCAACGGGGCGCTTAAGATCCTCGCGAACGCCTCGATTAGCGAAGCGAACGATACCGTCACCGCGACGGCAAGCCTTAGAATATCCGGTACGGCTGCGATTTCAGAGGCGAACGACACGCTTGCCAGCGCGGGCGCGCTCCGCATCACGGCAAATCTGACAGTCACGGAAGCAAACGACACGCTTTCGGCTGTCGGTGGGGCTGGACAGGTCGCGGGCATTACTGCGACGCTCACGGTCACGGAAGCGAACGATACCGTGACATCGCTGGCAAGCCTTCGAATATCTGGCACCGCTGCTGTCACGGAAGCGAACGACACAGTTGCCAGCTCGGGTGCACTCCGTATAACAGCCAACTCGGCGTTGATCGAAGCTGATGACATCTTAATCAGCTCATCCCGCGTTACGATCGTTGCAAATCTTGCGATTGTTGAAAATGATGATACGTTAACCGCGATTGGACGACTTGATTTCGTTGACCCGGTGACACCATTCGCTAGAACTGTGGTTGTCAGGTACGAAAATCGGACCATCACCGTCGAATATGAAAACCGCACGATACGAGTGATCTAATGTTCTATTGGCCCGCCAAATATCCCGATGAAGTGCTGGATTACAAGGTTGATTGGGCGGACCGCCTGGACGGCGACACCATCGCTTCATCCGTATTTTCAGTGGTCAAAGGGCCGGGGGTGATCGACAGTCAGAGCAACGACACCACATCCGCAACGGTGTGGCTTAGCGGCGGCGAAGCTCGGATATCAGCTACAGTCAAGAACCATATCGTAACGTCAGACGGTCGGGAAATGGAAGTCCTTGTGGACCTTCCGATACGTTCCCGATAAAACGGCGGAACAATACTGTTACATATTGCATTTCACTATTGTTACGCACCGCCCCGCGTTGATATAAGACATGAAACATGGGGCCTAAAATATGACCGGTGATGCAATGCCAATAACGCGTGAAGATGGCCCATTGAAGTGGAATCTGAACACCGTCGTCATGCTTGGCGGCGCTGCCGTGTCGATCACCGCTCAAATTGTCATCTTCGCCGTTCTCTGGACCAACCAGACGCGTGACGTGAAAGACCTTCAGAACCAAGTGACCGGCATCAACAGCCGGTTCACACAGGAAGGTGACGACCGCAAGGACCGTTTGCGGGACTACCAAGCGACATTGGACGGAATGAAATCACAGATCGCGACGTTTGCACCGTTGTCGTATCAGGTCACCGCCGTCATCAACGCATCAGCCGAGAACAAAGAAGCGGTCAAGCAAACGAACGCCCGCATTGATCGGGTCGTTGAATCCTTCGGCGGAAAGCTCGACACTGTGATTGAGAACCTGAACAAGCTGGCAACGCGGGTCGAAGTGATCAATAGCCGTATGCTCGATTCGACAGGCAAGACGGACCGCACACGGTTTCCCACGCCGATCATCCGCCCTTAACAGCCGCGCTGTTTCGAGACGCGGTTAATCGCTTCCATTTTCCCCTTGAGGACCGCTATAGGTGTTTCCTTGTCGCCACCGGTCAACGATGCGCCGGGAACGCCTAGGAACAGCACTCCGACCGCATCACCCACAGCGGCGTTATTTTGCTGACCGGCAAGAGATTCGTAATCGCCCTGGTACGCGGCTTGCTGTCTCTTAATATGCTCGCACGTCATTTTCTGATACGCGGCATCATCGATCGCAACGGCTTGGATTTGCTCGGGCGGCTTCGCGCATGCGGCTAGGGCGGCAAAGATGCCGACAGCAATCAAAAGACGTTTCATGATTTCCCCCTGCGATTTGACGTAACCTAGAGGGAGCGGATTCCGAGTGTCAATCGTGAAACGTGTTAGATGATTAATTTCTCGGCTTCTTTGACGTACCAGTCATGATTCAGGTTACGGGGTTCGAAGTCCCGCACGTGGTCACAAATCTGGACCGAATAACCCGCTTGGATGCTGATGTTGCGGATCTTGTCCGGTGCTTTGGCAAGGGGAGGGTGTACCGCCCGCATTCCGGGGCCGTGGCGCGCGATATGGTATCGGGTGGTTCGTTGTAGCCTCAGACCGTCGTCAAGCTCCAGGTGACCTTTGCCTGGGGCTTTTGCCTTCAGCATAAAATCAAAGGCGTCATCGTGATTGTGGATGAATTCGCGAACGTTGATACCGTGGACCATCTGCATTTCAGCGGCCATGGGCGCTACGACGGCGCTCCAGTCTTGATGCCATACGAGCGATTCATTCAGGTTGGTCGGCTTGTCCGTCTTCCACTGGTACGCGCCCTTGCGCTTCTTAACCTTGCCCGCCGCATCGACCGCAATGTAATTGTTCACGTCACGGATGATCATCTGAGAATATTCGACATCCTCCAGCTTCATACGGGTCATCGCTTCCCACTCGGCACACAGGCTGCGGAACGCGCCGTGGTGCGTGTCGGGGACGATCAACGTCATACCGTCCGTGTTGATCTGGACCAAGCGACACCCGCCGCGCGTCGAAAGCCGCTCGGCAAGCATTGTGATCAGCAATTGACAATTGACCGTGACAGCCATTGTATACTGAGGATCATAGAAGCCCTTGCTGTAAACGTTGTTCGTGTCACCATAGACGCCATTGATCGCAAGTTTGATGATGCGGTTTTCAGCCACAGACGACGCCAGCACGGCGCGCCGGTCGAAAAGCTCGTGGTTCACGTCACAGAATATTTCAGAAAGGTGTTGTGGATAGACGCGGAACGATATCGGAAAGCTCGGATAGAACGATTTCACGTCGATATCGATCAGCTTTTCGCCGGGACCGGGACGGATGATATGGCGTTTCAACGAACCATGGATTCCACCCGCGCCAAAATCGTATTGGAAGCCGTTGAAGGTGACCGATAGATTTTCCAGCTCGGGCGGTTTGTTCGTGTTGGTCAATATGGTGCGTTTCAGGTATGCCAGCGCTCCGTTGAATTCTTCGGATTCGAAACGGATAAGCGGCAAGATCACATCGTTCAACGCGATTTGCTGGCGCTCGGTGCGAGCCGGGTTCTTCCGTGTGCCGGTAATGCCGGGTGTGACGGCATCCAGCTTCATGCGGAAATACTCTTTGCCGATTTTCGTATCGTTGAAGTTGATACACTGCATACCTGTGGTTGCGGTAAGCTCGTCACGGAACTTTATCGCCTCCAGACTGGAGATATAGAACTTCTTTGTCTCGCGAACGTCGTGCTTGTTATACAGTAACAATTCATCAATCTGATCGGGCGTCAAAAACGTGCCAGGAGGGAAGGGTAAATCACCAACGTTTTCCGACCGCATACAGAATTCGATATGCTTCAAGCCGGTCATCTTGGCTTTGTTGTCGAAATGGTGGATCAAATATAAATCGACCTGGGGAACTGTCATGTCCCACTCGGCAACCGCCCCGGTGAAACGATCGCCCCACGCACGGTTGATAATCTGTTCGGTTTTCTCGTATGCATGAGCTGCTGTGAAATAGCCAAGCTGACGCCACACGGCTATTAGATGTTCAAGCACCTGGGCGTCATAGCCGACGTTGTTGAACCCGACGAACCGGCAACCGGCTTTCGCGGCAGCGAAGACGAACGCCATTAATTCGCGACTATCGTTGCGCCGGTCCGAAACCTCGAACATCCACATGGTATCGAGGGTCGGATGTTCGATGGTGCAGGTGAAGACGTTCGGGTAGGATTCGCAATCGTATATGTAATCTGTCACGATGCGGGGTATCCGTGACGATCCACTGCTGCGATACAGTCGGGTGAAAGATTACGCCCCTCAATCGTGAGCTTGGCAACGTAATCCGTGTCAACAAGCCCGCGCGAAACCGTGCGAATCTGCCATCGGGTCGGTTCGAAACGTGGTGTCACCGACCGGTGATATAGGTCGAGACCGCGCGGAAGTTTCGCGGGTTTATCGGATCCGGCTGTAGACGGTTTCATACATCATCCGTTCTTTGATCCAATGTGGCTGGTTTTCAAAGCCATACTTCGTCACATAGGCGTCAAACTCATGCGATGTCATGTCGGCTTTGAGGTTGTTACATCTGAAACAGCACGGTACTTTATTGGGCTGTTCGTCTGGACCACCACGACACAGCGGAATTTTATGGTCGATGGTGAAATCTAAGCCCCGGTTCCGATCGCCGCGTTTCATCTGGCGTCGGTTGTTCAGGAATCGCCTGCAATAGAAACAAAATGACATCCCGCGCCCCTTGATGGGCGGCTGTTACACCGCCCATGTAATGTTATTACGTACCGGGGTAACCGGGGCCACTGGCGAACGACGGATGCGGCTGAATGTTAGAAGGGAATCCAGTCGGTGACGGTGCGTTCCCAGCCGGAAAGGCAGCGGGTGCACCGGTCGGCGGCACTGTGGCTGCAGGAAAACCCGGCATTTGACCAGCAACCGGCAACGGTGCGCCCCCCGGCATCGCCATAGGATTTGCCGCCATGGCAGGCATAGCACCCGGAACCTTGGCACCGGCTGGCATTTGATAGGTCGTGGGTGCGCTGAATGCCTGTGCAACTGACATCGTACCGCCACCAATCGGATCGCCTTCGAACTGGAGACGGACCACTTTGGGGTTCAGATAGACGCCCGCTTCATCCGCGCCGGTCAAACCGTTCCATGCGCATTGAAACGCGATATCCACAAAGTCGCCACGCTTGATACCCGTCACGGGAATTTCGGCGTTTTGCGCGTTGCCGAAGGCAATCGGGAATTTGGATTTGAAATAAAACACCCAGCATCCACGGGTGTGTTCACTGACCTGTCCCTCTTGGTTCGGCTTGTCGCCGTCCGACATTTTCCACGAAAAGCCGTCCATCGCCTGGGGCGCGTGAGACGTTACATACAGCGGAAAATACTGCATGAGGTTTTGGATTTTCTGGAGGATTCCAGGCTGTGCGCTGCATTCCGTCCACAGGTGCGCGCATATGGACTGAAACATAGCAGGAAGGCCGGGATTATTCTTTTCGATCGCAAGGCCGAATTCCGTACCCTGTTTGTCGAGCGGAATAGGGCGTTTCTTGTGATCTTCGGTGCGGAATTTATCCATATCACCCGATACGAAACGCATCAGCGGTGAATTGATCAGGGGGGATTGTGCCATTGCTGTTATTCTCCGTTAAGAACTTGTTCGGGTGCCATCCCCAAGGCGATAAGATACGTGTCGAGGATCATCTGTTCCTCCATCCGCTCTTGTTCGTCCTTCTTCCGTAGGGCGACTGTTTTCTTGAGGATTTTCGTATCGAACCCCATGCCTTTGGCTTCGCCGTAGACATCTTTGATATCGTCCGTGATGGTCTTTTTCTCTTCCTCCAACCGCTCGATACGTTCCACGAACGCGCGCAACTGGTCGCGTGCAACGCCGTGTGCCGTGTCATCATCTTCGGCGTGGTTGGGGCGCGGTTTCCCATCGCTAGTAGGAATCTGTAACGTCATGATTTTCCCTCGAATGCGGCGGCAATATCCACCTTGACCAGCTTCATCCCCGTGTTCGGCACGATCGACAGAGCGGCGACGGCGTCCTTTGACGCGCCACGGCGGATCAGCTCGGCAGGGGTGCAAATCTTCTCTTCGACCGGATCGATTCCGGTCATCATCTTGATAACGGCGCGATCGACGTTGAACCGCTTCTGACCCGTTCCCATTTCGAGGCCGTATCCGGGGATCCGTTCCTTGCGGGCGCGCGTCTCACCTTCAGCGATGACGGCCTTTTTACGGGCTTTCAGTGTCGCTTCGGCTTCCTCTAGGAAATCAAGCTCCCGACTCATCTCCAGCGGGGTCATGTCTCGGTGTGATTGAGACTGAACAAGCGAAATCCGTGCGTAGTTTGTTTGTGCAAGTGCTTCGCAACGGGTCGCGATCGGGCAGTATTCGCACCATTCCCCAGGCGTTGCCGCTTCCGGCTTCCACGATCCATCGTCGCCCGGTGGAGGAACAGCGCGCCGACCGGCTTCAATTATCGCAGCGGCTCGGGTTTCAAGCTCGGCAACCGATATGACCCACTTGCGATAGATGCCGTCACGATGGAACGCACGCGGCTGATAGATGCCGAGTTGCACAAGATTGAACGTGCCGGGTGCGTACTTCCGAAGAACTGCGGCGGCATAGATGATCAACTGTGTGTTCTTGCGAACCTCTACGATCTTCCGACCATACTTCAGGTCATCGACGTACAGGGTCGGAACGTTGCCGATCGTTGCGGATAGATCGAGCGTGCCGGAAATAAACGGTTCAAGCGAAAGCGTTACGGTACTTTCACAGGTTGTCGTGCCACCCCGTTTCGCAACGGTGTTGACGTATTCCTGAACGTCTGCCGCCATGGTTTCGTTGACCAGCCAGCCGTTCGTATGGTTCCGACCGACCAGCGCGGCACAGTTGACAGCATGACCCGTCAAGACCACCTGTGCGACCCAAGCGGCGCATGTGCCTTCCCGTGCTTCATCACCCTCGGGCGGCTCGGGGTATCCCTGCGAGGCGAACAGAAAGAGGGCGCAATTCGACCAGCGGTGCGAACTGGAGGGCGGTAGACGGAGGCTCATGGCACGTCACCGTCAAGAATCGCTTCAGCTATAATTTGAGCGGTAGTGCTGACGAGAGAGTGACTTGAAGCAACACCAACCATGGCGATTTTTACACATCGATCGCGTTCGGCTTGGATTGCGCCGACGATCGCCGTCACCAAAACGGCGTCATCATAACCGACACTGACCGCGACAAGCTCCGCTTTGGCAATAACGTCTGGACAAACCACCGATCCTTCGCTCATTTCGAGCATTCCCGGCGTTCCTTGGCGACGGCGTCACGCAAGGTGTTCTCCAGATTGCCGATGACCAGCTTTGAAGCCTTGGCGCGTTCCGCATCATCGACGGCGGACCAGATCGCAGCCGTCATGTATCGATAATATTCGCACTGTGGCGTCGGTCCCGACACTGTGGATGTGATCAAGGCGAGGGTGAAAAACATAGGATCTCCGTGTGATTAACGGGTGCGCGCCTCGTAAACACGCACCCGTGCCGTTCCGCCCCTGGGTTAGGCTGGTTGAAGCGCGTTAAGACCGTTGCTGACCGCACGACGGGTTTCCGGGTCGTCGTTCAGTTGCTTCATGTCCGTGACGCCAGCGTTTGCGTAGATCGCGGCAAGGTTCGCATCGACCACGGGCTGACCGACGCGAGCAATGGTCGCGGTGAAGGTCGCAATAAGCTCGTCATAGGTCGGTGCTGGCGGGATGACCGGGACGACAGGTGCAAGACCGGGCATTCCCGGCATGGTCATAACCGGTGCGGCTGGAGCGACAGGGGTAGGGGCAAACGCGCCGGTCTGAAGGAACGCCGGAATATCGGCGGCAGGTGCGGCCTGTGTGGCTGGCGATGTCGGTGCGACGGGAGCAACACCCACTGCAGCCTGTGCGACCGGTGACGGCGCGCCACGGCAACCGGCTTCGTAATTGTCGGCGTCGATCTTTTCCTGTGCAGACATGTTCTTCTTACGACGCCACGAACCGTCCTGATTCTTGGTCATGTTCGCGCCGTGATAACGCGCGTCCCATGCAACACCGGTCTGGTCGATCTTCGAACCGTTCGGATCGGACGGAATTCCGTCGTCTTCGACTTCGCCGGTTACGGCCTGGGCAGTCGCAATGAACCGCGCGACCAAATTTGCCCGTTCTTCTTCGGTCACTGTGAGAGTGAGTGTAATCGTCGTCATTGTCGTGCTGTTCTCCGCTTGGTGAGTGTAACGTTATCAACGTTTCATGATTGACAATATGTGTCACTAAATGACATCATCTGTCATATGTCAAGCGGGAAGATTTAATAAATTATGTTACGACCGTATCAGCTAGACGTGAAGAATGAAACTTATGAGGCTTGGCGGTCGGGAAAGAAGAACGTTATCACGGTGATGCCTACAGGTGCGGGCAAAACAAAGCTGATGGCGTCGATATTCGATGATAATTCCGAACCACAGATATCGATTGCGCACCGGCAAGAGCTAGTCGGACAGATATCGTGCGCGATGGCGTGCGAGGGCATCTATCACAACATCATTGCTCCAGATCCGGTTATCCGGTTCTGCATTCAACAGCACGTTACGAAATTCGGCAGAAACTATCATCACCCGCGCGCACCGACCCATGTTGCCGGTGTTGACACGCTGATTTCACCTAAACGCCGTGCCAGTCTTGAACAGCTTTGCAACAGCATTCGACTGTGGACGATTGACGAGGCACATCATGTCCTACCCAAGAACAAGTGGGGCACCGGGGCAGGGTTATTCACGCGCGCCATCGGTTTAGGTGTCACGGCCACACCCCGTCGTTGCGATAACGCTCCCTTGGGGCGGACGTTCGGTGGTCTGTTTGACCACATGGTTGTTGGTCCGACCATGCGTGAGCTGATCAACATGGGGTATCTGTCGGAATACCGGATTTTCGCCCCACCGGCGTCAATCGCCCGATCGACGCTCAAGGTATCCGAGAACACCGGGGAGTTTACGCCCGAGTCGACCCGTGACGCGTCCCATAAATCCCCGATCGTCGGGGATATGGTCGATCAATATCAAAAGATCGCGGCGGGTAAACGAGCAATCGCGTTCGTTGTCGATGTAGAGACGGCGAAAGAAGTTGCCGCCCGATTCATGGCCGCTGGCATTCCGGCTGAAGCCATCAGCGGTATGACCGACGACACGACCCGGCAACGGGCAATCGAGCGGTTCGCACGTGGTGACACGCTCGTGCTGGTCAACGTCGATTTGTTCGGGGAGGGCTTCGACGTGCCAGCGGTAGAGGTCGTTATCGATGGCGCGCCGACTCAATCGTTCAGCAAGTTCGCACAGCGGTTCGGACGCATGCTTCGGCTGTTCGAAGGCAAGACCCATGGTATTTACATTGACCATGTCGAGAATGTCATACAGCACGGATTGCCCGACGCGGCACGCCTTTGGTCGCTGGACATCGATTATCGGGGATCCCGAAAGCGCGACAAAGACGAGGGCGTCATTCCGGTCCGCGCCTGTATCAAATGTTACCGAGCATACGAGGCAGTCACCAAGACGTGCCCATATTGTGGACATGTAGACGTTCCCGCCCCAGGCGCGCGGCTATCGCCCGAAATGGTCGATGGTGATCTTTCGGAATTCGCGCCCGAGCTGCTTGCAAGGTTACGCGGTGAAATCGAGAAACGTGACTATGAGTGGACGGAAAAGCCTCAGTCCGCCGCCGCAACGGTCATCCAACGCAACCACAACGCCCGACTAGAAGCACTCAACCAGTTGCGGAACACGATGAATTATTGGGCGGGGATACAGATTTACGGACACGGTCGGCCTGAATCGGAAGCGTATCGCCGCTTTTATCATAAGTACGGTGTTGACACCTTGACGGCTCAAACGCTGTCCGGTCCTGAAATGATTTTATTAATGGAGAAAATCCGGCTTGACATGATTTGACATAATGTGTCATCAAATACGTAACGAATGTAACGTTACATATGGAGCTTGTGAAATGTACAAAGGTCTCGGAATGGCTATGGCGCTCTTGTCTGCGATGGGAGGTCACGGGATCGTCACTCGCAAGCCCGTGCTGTACGTGGGGATATCGCCCATGTCTAACCTGATCGGCTGGCAACGTATTACGATTGACCGGGCCGTGGTTGCCGAACTGACTTCTATGGAGCTTGACGAGGCGCGGTTGATGAACGACCCGGCGAAGATTGCCGTTGCGGACCGCTACCACAACCAAGCGAAACGGATGCTTGCGGCGGCTCAACTGAAGCTCACGGAATTCGCATGAGCCTGGGCATCCCGACGTTCGACACACTGGCGCAAGCGATCGGGGCGGTTCCGAAAGAATACGCCGTTTTCGAGAAGGTGAAAGCCCGAGAATATATCAAGGCACGCAACGACTTCATCGCCTTTGTCGCCGCTACCGTTTCACGCTCGGACATGACCGCTGAAATGAAGGTTGCCACGATCGCGATGCACCCAGGGAAGGGGTTACGCTGATGACATTGGATGAGGTATCCGCACGGATCGACCAGATTTGCGAGGACCACGTTGCCGTCGCACTACGTTCACAGGTTGAATTTAACGACAAGGTCGATGCGCTGGCGGCAGACGTAGCAGCTTCATTGGAGCTGAACCAACATGCGGTCGGTTCTATCGTCATTGGTCGGGTCAATCAGATGGTCAAAGACTTGGCTAAGGCGGTTGGCTGATGTGGGGCGTAGGTCTGACACTCTGCATCGCAGGGATACTTTCACTGACTCAAAACCAGAAAATGCGTTCTGCGATGTTCTGGTTTGCGCTGATCCTCGTCGGTCTCGGGGCAATGTATGTCGGTCAGTGAATGGGCGGCGAAGTGGGGCGTATCTGCTGCAGCGTTGCAGGATCTACGTTCGCTTTACACCCCTCCACCTGCCGAAGTTTCCAGTTCTGAATCAGCCACGCAGGCGCAATTGCGGGTCGGTGCGCCGAAGCTCGGTGCGGCGCTGTGGAGGAATAACCGGGGCGCTTGCGAAATGTCCCCCGATCGGTGGGTTCGGTTCGGTCTCGGTAACGACAGTGACAAGCTGGATAAGCATTGGAAGTCGTCGGACCTGATCGGAATTACCCCGATCGTCATGACGGCTGACCACATCGGCAAAACGGTCGGCGTGTTTACGGCGGTCGAAGTGAAACACCCCGGCTGGACAAAGCCGGAAAATGATCGCGATCGAGCGCAAGAGGCGTTTTTGATCAACGTTTGTCAGTACGGCGGACTCGGAATGTTCGTCACACATGAGGGGCAATACAATGGATATGTCACGCGGGTACGAAATTCAGGCCGCGCCTGAAGGCGGCTTTTGTGTAATCGCGCAGTCGAAAGCTTGGGGTGAAGTTCGGGCGACGATCGCAGCGTTTTCGACTGCCTCCGATTTGATTGTCTGGCTTGCAGGTAAGTACGACATCAAGGTTCATGCAGTTGCGGCGGGCGGTACGCATATCAGCATCGACAGTCTCAACTTGAGAGACGATGTGAAAAAGATGGCGGCAGCAGCCGTCCAGACAGCCATTCGTGAATCCGACAGTCGCAGCCGATGAAGCTTCCCGCAACAACCCGGCGCACGATCATTCTTGACGCGGCAATTCGCGTTGCGAACCGCGACGGGCTGTTGCGTGTGAACTGGAACGCCGTCGCAGACGAGTGCGAAATGGAAACGTCTGACCGAACCGTTCGAGCATATTACCCGCGATACACCGCCCTTTGGGATGCCGTCGCGGCTGATGCCCGGTTCGTTGGCGATAAGATGGGGTACGTGACGTGAAACGATGCACATATTGCGGACCGGGAATGATGACAGGTTTACCGGGCAACGCATGCGAAAACTGCATGAACACCGGATGGGAAAACGGTGTTGAGGGCGGCTGTGAAGGCTGTTCTTTCACAGGGGTTCAGGCGGACGGGTTCACGGCTTGCCCGTGCACCGAAGAGACGGATCACGCAAGAAACCTGTGTTCATGGGTAGAGGCAGCGCTTCAATGTAAGACGTGGAATTGGGACGGTGACCAGTTCGAGGCGGCTTTGTTCGTGGTGAATCAGTATCGGGCGTCGATCGAACTGCCGCCGTTCCAACACGGTCGCGACTGATGACCCATCACGACACCCGCATAATCACCTATCTGCAACGGTTCCCTGAAGTCCGATCCGGCTATATCGCGGGAATCTTCAACGTGGAGCAAACGCACGTTGACACTCTTCGCCGTCAATGCGGTGCGTACCCGGCTCGTAAAGCCGCGTCGATCAAACGAAACCTCAAGGCCGCTGATCTGGACAAGGCGATACTTGCCGCCGTCTACAAACGCGGCTTGGTCGATATGGTGCTTGATGGCAAGTAAGAACATCGGCGGATTGATGGCCGGTGGTCTGGCTGTTTCGCACCCGGATCATTTCTATCCGACCCCGCCCGAACCAACTGAAGCAGTGTTACAGTATTACATCGACATAATTCCCCAGGTCGTCGCGGAACCCGCGTGCGGCAACGGTGCGATGTCACGTGTGATTGCCGCGAAAGGTTTCACAGTTCTATCGTCGGACCGCTTTCACAGGGGCTTTGGATGGGGCGGGACGGATTTTCTAACCCTGCCTGAATCGCCAGCGTGGAAACGCATGGGACTTATCACCAACCCGCCGTTCTTTGCCGCCGATGAATTCGTTCTCCAGGCGCACCGACTCGGGTTTCCCTTCATCGCCATGTACCTGAAATCGACCTACTGGAACGCGGCCAAACGTTACGCGCTGTGGGAGAAACACCCGCCGAAAGCGTGTCATCCGTTGACGTGGCGGGTCGATTTCACCGGGGGAGGAAATGCCACGATGGATTGCCAGTGGGTCATATGGGGCGATATGGTTCCTGTATCAAATGAACCGTTACGGAGGCTCGTGTAACGTGAAATTTCGATCTTATTCGCAACGACCACAGGCGCACAGAGCCGTCGAAAATTCAACAGCTCGGTCCTTTCGGTACACGACGCCTATGGAGGCGATAACGCTGGACGACGGTTCGCGGTCGCTTCGGTACATCCCGACTTTCAAGCCAGAGACAGGCGAACAACGTGCGATTATCGAGCGAGCAAAGGTCCGGTGCGTGGATGAGTGAAGGCCGTAAAGACGACGCGGAAAAGATACGGTTCGAGCTTTTGCCCGGTGACGCGCTGAAGGCTATCGCCGTCATTCTAACATTCGGTGCGGTGAAATATTCCGCTCGGAATTGGGAGAACGGAATGAATTGGTCGCGCGTCTTCGGGGCGCTGCAACGGCATCTGTGGGCGTGGTGGGAAGGCGAGCTTAAAGACACCGAAACCGGTCATTCACACCTGTGGCATGCCGGATGCTGCATTCTGTTCCTTATCGCATTCGAAATGCGCGGGGTTGGCGCTGACGATCGACCGGGTGGCCCGTATCAAGCATGACATTTCATTTCATCAACTGGACGGAACAGCCGCCGATACCGCCCGCGACCAAACCGCGTAAGGTTCCGACTGACCCGCGCACGGGGCGTTCTTGCGACCCGCACGACCCGTCACAGTGGATGACATGGGAACAAGCATCTGCGACCGGTTTGCGGGTCGGCATGGTGTTGACCGACGCGGACCCATATTTCCTGCTTGATCTGGACGATTGCCGCGACCCGGTCACCGGCACGTGGCATCCTGAAGCGCTCCGTATCGCTGGCATGTTTCCCGGTGCGGCCATGGAAGTATCCGTCAACGGCACCGGCTTGCACATCATGGGCGTTTGCGACCCGCTGGCGCTCGGTCCACGGAAACACAAATTCGATACGGCATCGCGTCCCGGTAACTGGCTGGAATATTATTCGACCAAGCGTTTCGTTGCGCTCGGGCAGGGGATGCAAGGGAATATCAATCTCGACTGGACATCCGCACTGGCGGCGCTAGTTCCGGTGTCCGCCGACCCCGCCGATGCCGTCCCGTTCAGTGACATCACCGACCCGGCGTGGAACGGCCCGACCGACGATGACGAGTTGATATCGATCCTTCTCAGAAGCAAAGGCGGCATTGCCGCATCGTTTGGTGACACCGCGACCGTGGCGGACCTGTGGGAGGGGCGCGCGGATATTCTCGGGCGCGTGTACCCATCGACTACCGGGGAAGCGTGGGACGGGTCCAGCGCTGACCAAGCGCTTATGAACCATCTGGCATTCTACACCGGCAAGAATCCGCAACGCATGGACCGTTTATTCCGTCGATCGGGATTGATGCGCGAGAAATGGGACAAGCGGGCGGACTATCGCGGCTGGACGATCAGCAAGGCGGTTCAGTCATGCCGAAACGTCTATGCCCGACCGCGTCAGCTAACCGTACCGTTGGCGGTCACTGGTCAAGCCGCTGTGGCTGTGATGGGTGATGGCCGGGAATTCGTCGGCATCGCGGAACTACCGGAATATTTCACCGGATGCGTGTATGTCGAGCTTGACGAGCGGATCATGATCCCAGGCGGTCGGCTGTTGAAGAAAACTCAGTTCGATGTGGTCTTTGGTGGTCATCAGTTCGCAATGTCTTTCGACGGCAGCAAACCGACCATGTCCGCTTGGGAGGCATTCACAGTTAACCGCGCCGTCCGGTTCCCGAAGGTCCAGCGGACGTGCTTCAAGCCTATGTCACCAAGTGGTGTCATCATCGGTGATGCGGTTAACATCTATCATTGCGAGGAAATCCGAACGCTGGAGGGAAACCCCGCGCCGTTCCTCGACCTTCTCCGTCGACTCTTGCCGAACCAACGGGACCGGGACATTCTGTTGTCGTGGATGGCCGCGCTTGTTCAATATCAGGGCAAGAAATTCTTTTGGTCGCCGGTCTTGCAAGGAACCAAGGGGAACGGCAAATCCACCATAGGCGAGGTTTTGTCCTACGCAATCGGTGATCGGTACTCTTGGACACCTGAAGCGGAATCGATCACCAAGCAGTTTAATCCCTTCCTCGGCAACCGCATTTTCATCAATGTTGAAGAAATTCATATGTTTGAGAAAATGGAAATGCTCGAAAAGCTGAAGAATTATATCACCGGCAAGAAAGTCGAGATCGAAAAGAAGGGTATCGACGCCGGAATGAACCGAGACTATTGCGCGAATTGGTTTTTCTGCACGAACCATAAGGACGCAATCATCAAGGAACGTGACGACCGTCGATTTTCCATCTTCTATACTGCGCAACAGTCGCGGGAAGACATGGAGCGCGACGGCATGCTGACGGACAATTACTTTCCGCACCTGTGGAATTGGCTGGAAACGGATGGCTTCGCGATCATGCGGCACTATCTGTTGAACTACCAGATACCGGACGAATTCAACCCGGCAACCACATGCATGATCGCCCCGCGCACGTCCAGCACGGAAGAGGCGGTCAACGCGAGCTATGGCATTGCCGAACAATATATCATGGATGCGATAGAAAGCGACGTGCCGGGATTCCGGGGCGGCTGGCTGTCATCCTGGGCCGTGACGAACCTTCTGCAGACGAACCACCTGAAGCGCGCGCCGCGCAAGGTAGGGGCGATCTGTGAAGCGCTCGGATATTTGCCGGTCGGGAAAGCTTCGACCACGATCATGCAGGAAGGGAACACGCGCCCGACGCTGTACGTCAAGCCAGGGGTGACGATCGCTTATGACGTAGCGCAAGGGTACGTCGGGCCGATGATGCGGACGGTAGGCTAGTCGGCTAGAGCGGCGTCGATCATGCGAATCCACACGTCGTCCGCCCCTTCATCGATCCATTTCCAGGTAGGGGACAAACCGGCATTCAACATCGCTTCGGTCGGTTCACGCATCGCTTTGATAGCGACTTTGGCTTTAAGTCGATATTGCTCATGGTATCGAGGGGACATTTCCCAAGATTCTTCCAACGATACGTTCACTGCCGCGTGCTTCAAACCGTCCGCCGCATATAGCGCACGCGCTACCCGCTCAATCATTTCGTTCATAGCGTCCTCTTAACTACGACCCGTAACACGGGCGTGGATTATCCAGGCGACGGCCATTCGAGCCGGTACGGGAACCTGTCCCGTGTTCATCCAATAATTGATTTGCGACGGCTCGACACCAAGCTGTTTTCCGTACGTCTTGACCAGTGGTTTCGCGATCGGGTGAAGTCCAGCCCGTGCAGCTCGCAACGCCATGTCGAAATATTGCGGTCGGCGGCGGGTTCCGGCAAGCCATCCATCCACAGTTTCAGGTGCGACCCGTAGATGGTGGATCAACTCTTCACGGGTCAGGCCGTAGGTGTTGACGGAAGGTGGTCGGGCATCGCGTTTGATAGTGTCAAGCATGAGCGAAAACCTCACTACATTTTGCACTACAAAATAACCGATTCACCTTTCTAAGTATATGAAATTATTGACATGCGGTTTGTTATCTAATCTTCTCGACCGCACCAGCCGATTAAAAGCCAAGTGATTGATTTCACTTGGCTTTTCGCTTTTGTGGCATAGCCCATCTTGACGAGTGGCACATTTTTGCACTACAAACCGCATCACATTACTGTGTCAGGTGTCGTTTGCCCCCTCGCAAGATCATCGAACCGAAGATTGATCCGCTCCGCTATCTGAAGGCGCGCGGGTCGAAGTGGCATTATGTTCGCCGTGTCCCGAATCACTTCCAAACGATCGATAATCGCGGCGTTATCCAAGTTTCTCTCAAGACATCGTCGGTCGATGTGGCGAAGCTTCGACGGGACGCGCTGGAGCGCGCGGACGATCTTTATTGGCAAGGTCTGGCGCTAGACGTTCCGATACAATCCGCCCAGGCACGGTACAGTGCGGCTAAGGCGCGGGCCGTCGCGATGGGGTTCGAATATAAAGCCGCCGTCGATATCGCGGAAACCTCGTCTGTCGAAGAAATCATCCAGCGTGTGGAAGTGGCGCGAAAATCGCCCTTGATTGAAGCGGCGGTCCTAGGCGGGGAGGATCCACCGAAGCTGACCGTTCGCGAGGCGATGAAGCTCTACACGGAAGAAATTGCCGTTGACGAATACAAGGGGATGAGTCCGACACAAGTTGATAACTTTAAAAAGGTGAAGCTCATTTCATCGGAAATGTTCTGCGAGGTCATCGGAGATAAGCTCTTGCTCGATATCACCCGAGCCGATGCGAACAAGTTCAAAAAGCATTTTCAAGAACGCATGCAGACCGAAAAGCTTTCAGGGAACACGGCAAACCGTCGCTTGGGGAACATGCGAAAGCTGTTCCGAGAATATACGAAACACCTGCAGCTAGACCTTAAGAACCCGTTTGACGAGATCACATTTGCTGACAAGAAAACGCTGCGGAAGAAAATCCCGGTGTTCGAAACGGACCATATCAAGAATGTGTTCTTGCGCGGTGACGCGGTGATGAATCTTAGTTTCGAATCTCGGTTGATCTTCCTGACGTTGATCGAAACAGGTTGCAGGCCGTCCGAAATCTGCAATCTGCGACCAGAGAACATCCACCTGAAGGCGAAAATTCCTTACATCTCGGTCGCATTCACAGATGACCGTGGACTTAAAACGGAGAACAGTATCCGTGACGTACCGCTGGTCGGCGTGGCGCTGGAGGCGATGCGCTTAGCGCCTAAGGGTTTCCCGAGATACTACGACAAGGAAACGAACCTATCTGGTGCGCTGATGAGTTGGTTGAAGCGGAACAAGCTGATGCCGACCAAGAACCATCGCGTTTATTCTTTGCGACACTCATACGAAAAGCGGATGCTTGAAGCCGGTTACGATGATGAGTTTCGGCGGCGCATCCTGGGACATGACACGGACCGTCCCGAATACGGCGACGGTGGATCGCTAGAGTGGCGTGCGCAACGGATGGAAGCGATAGCGATACCGTTCGATGAAGCGATCTTAAAACAGGAACGTAGCATCATCAAACGCAACTGACTTATGCGCGAACCTCAACAGCCGCCCGAGCCGCCGCCAATCGTGCCGACCGAGTATCCATCGACGCCAACTCACGTTCCAGGCGTTCAAAGATCGGCCAATACTTATCACCGCGCGGTGACGTTTCGATGATGTCCGCTAGGTCAGCCATGGCCTTTTTGATCTGTGGAACTGTGGCTGTCATTCTGCCACCTTCTGCACAGCCTTGGCATCATATCCGAGCCTTTCTTGGCGACGATACCAACACGGTTGCATCGCTCCGCACTCGCGGCATTGGTGAGAAGCAGCGGGAAGAATGGCAAAGCATTCCACACAGGCTTTGATCGGTATCGTCATTTCGCACCGGGATTTTGGATGTGCCATGCCGTTGCGAGGCGGGCAGTCAGTGGAACGCGGTCGGGGTAGTTTTTCCAGATCCAGCGGGTTTGCCGGGTGACGCCCAACACCTGCCAATAACGGCACGTGTCATCGACCGTGGCGGGCGATAATCCGGCGTCAGTGGCACGCGTGGCGACTTCCTGATACCTCATACGCGGGCCGCTGCCGCCGCGTAGTCCGCATATTCGGAAAGCCGCCAGATCATGAGGCAAAGCGAACCGATGAAACATGCGGAAAGGAAGATTGTCAGTTCGCGCATAATGCAACCTCGTCAAATCGTTACAGGTGTTGCATTATGTATCTCATGTAACGTTACGGATGTCAAACATATGTTACGTTAAAAGTCGTTATCCGTGCGATGGCTGTCAAAACGTTCCGCGACCGATCGACCATTGTTACGTGATCGGACATAGGTTCCCATGAACACGTCGATGCTCTCCCATCCGCCTTGTTCCATCACCGATTTGATGTCCAGACCAAGTGCCATCGCTATGTTTGCGTATGCGTGCCGTCCACAGACGTGAGACGATTTATATTCGATCTCGGCACGTTCACAAACCGCTTTGATACGTTCGTTGACCGAGTGACGGCAGGTGTAACGGAAAACCGGATCGTCAGGGCAGGCGGTCTTTTCCAGTTCGTGGAAGCGACGGACCATACGACTCGTGAGGAATCGGCGCGAATTGGTTTTGGTCTTGGTCCGCAACAGTAGGGCGGTACGCTCCATAAGGTTTAACTCGGGCCAGCGAAGCCGAACGGCTTCCGAGACACGCGCGCCGGTTTGACACATGAAGAGAACAATTGCCGCAAGATGGGGAAGGCCATCACGGTCGCATTGCCGGATAAACAGGTCAATCCACAGTTCGTTCGCTGCAACACGGACCGGTGGCGGCTCTTGTTTGAAATTGCTGATCTTAATCAGCGGACCCCATCCGCGCTTGTATGCATGGTGAAACACGACCCGAATAGGCGTTATGGCGCATCGGTTGCGTGTGGAATTCTTTTGAAGCGGATAAAGGTCTTTGGCTAATTCTTCCACATCGAACGGATAAATCGCGGTCAATGGGAATATGCCGATACGATCGATGATCTTGCCTAAGTATTGGCCGCGACCACCGTGTTTGATATAGCTTTCTGCAGCTTCACGGAACGTGCAGTTGACTGGAAAACCCGAGTTGACGACAGGCGTCAACGTTACAGGGTTGAACAACATACCCATGTCTATCTCCTGGTACTCGATACAAAAGCAGGATTATTTTAGGACGTAACCGGTCCATTTCGGCATAGGATCGCAACCGCGTTCGAGTGTGGACGTACAGCAACCACACAGCGGCAGGACCAGAAGGAAGATTTTGACGCTATTCATCCTTCAATTCGGTCGTGCAGATGATATCCCAGGCTGTCGATGTGATGGCGAACCACGACAGGGATAGGATAAATGGCGGCTCGTCTGTGAAGATGATCGACAACGGCCATCCGATAAGCGAAGCCCAGAACATCGCCCAGGCGAGCATGAGGCGGAACTTGCGAGATTTGAAATAGGCTCTCACATCCAGTCCTCCGAAGGCCATTCGGTACGCAGCTTCCAAGCCCAACATATTAACGGCTGAGGCTCGAATCGCGAAAACTCCAGCCACTGACCGTCTCGGTAACCTGCGTACCTTGGGAATCCGGTTGTTGCGTCCAGATATCGACCAACCACGTTTATGATTGTCCCATCCTTTGGCGCTGTGGACATCGGTTGCCATGCTTCATCCCTCGGTGAGGGGGATTGGTTTTTGGTGTCGGTCATTCGGCGTTCCTCCCTTGCCAGCAAACGCAATCCTTCGGATCACGCGGGCATCGTTCTTCCGGGTCGTCCCAGCCGTGGCAGGTGTCTGGTCCTGGCTTGAAAGTGGGTTTGCGGCTCTCCTCGATCGCGACAGGTCCGGCGATAACAAACCCGATGAATCTGTCATGGCCGAAGCTGATGCCGTAGACTTTTGAGATGGGGCCGACCTGGGCGGTTGCGTATTCGAAGCCTGATGAGTAGACGGACGGGAGCCGGATCATCAGCCGCCACGGATAGGTCGTCGTGCCATAATGGATCTTCATGACTGTCCGCCCTCCGAAGCCTGAGCGAGAGCGCGGAGCGAAAAGCAGTGCTTGCAATCGTAGCTCGAAACCGACCAGCCATCGACCTGCCAAATCTCGAGCGCGGTGCCGATCGCCTCCTCTTTTGAGTTAAAGGCGCGGGCCATTGCTCGATGTCCTATCTTGCCAGGCAGCTCGACAAGTGCGCTGATCAGATAGACGTCACCCATCGAACGTGTCTCGGGAGAACGTGTCGGAGTTACCTCGAACCCACTCGAACTACCCGATTCATCTATCGGCACCGTTTCACCGATCAACGGGCGCGGTATATTTTCATCCCATTTATTCATATCAAAATCCAATCAATGAACGGAATTCGGCATACTGATCAGCCGTAAATGTCGCCGTGTACGAGTTTGAACCGTCACCGCCAGACCACGTTACATCCGTGCCAAGCAGCGTTTTCAACCGTTCGGTTTTCGACGGGGCAGGGCGATCGATGTGTTTCTTGGTGGCGCGGGTGCGGCCCTCAGCTTCAGCCGTCCTGACCGCTTTTGTAAGGGCCTCGGTTGCGCCGACCCCCTCGGATTTCAACGTCTGAATTGCCAGTGTGGATGAAATCCGACCGGTGTTGATCATGTCTTGTATTTCAGCGGTTGATGCCTGAAGCTCTAAAAGCTCTTTGACCCACTGAGGATTGATGCCGGATCGTTTGGCGATATCAGCCACAGTCCAGCCGAACGCGAGCATACGCTTGAACACGCGGCCTTGTTCGATCGGTGCGAGCGGCTTTCCACCGTTACGGACGATCTGCGAAAACACCCGGTCCGCTTCGCTCGAATAGCGATCTTCCATCATCACCGGGACCGCGACGATTTCAGCGCCACGGCTGATGGCCCGCATGACCGCTTTCAACCGGCAATGACCATCCGAGACGTAAAACTTGCCGTCGTCCTGATAGATCGTCAGCGGCTGCTTGACGCCGACTTCCATTATGGACGTTGCGAGGGCTTCGATGTGCGCTTCATTCTCGGGGTCAGCGTCGTTACGGCTGTTCCACTCGGTTTTGATAAGGATCTGATCGGGCGGCATGCGGTACAGGTCGGAACGCCCGGTTGCCACGGTTTTAATGTTGGTGTTGGTCATGAGCGTTCCTCGAAAATTGAGCAATGGCAGCAATCGGCCAAAAGATCGGACCTAAGCGAAGCGTGTCGTAGAACCGGATGCGTTCAGGTTTGGACAGGTTTCGCACCTGGGGCAGGATAAGGCGGGCGTTATGGTGCACGCGCTCCGTTTCGGTCATGTCAGCCTCGCATCAGGAAGAAATGGAGGACCAGCGATCCGCCGTGGAAAAGCTCTGTGCCTAGATAATCATCCAGCACACATTCGGGGAACGCATGTCCCGTGCCGACCACGAGGATCATGATGGTTTCCGTTGACATCGCCGGATTGCAGGCGTACCAGACGCACGGTTCCGAAAACTCCGGGAACTGACGGGCGATCTTGAGGATTTTAGCGCCTTGAGGGACTTGTATGGTCAAGATGTCCGACTGTGCATCGAACACCGGCAACGGCTGCTTGTGGATCGTGAGCAAGTCCCTCATGCGAAATACGCCTTTGGCTGGGTCGCAGCCGCTACGTAAAGCGGATGACCGGGCTGACCTTTACCGGTGATGTTGAGCGCCGAAATGTTTCGGTCATCCAGCATTTCGGCAACGACGCGTCCGCGCTCCTGAAACAGACCATGATTTCCCCAGGCAAAGACCACCTGTTCCGCACAGATCGCGATTGACCGCAAATGAGCGTCGTTGTCCGGTCCTACAGGATCGCTGTGGCTGTAAAGGAACATTGGATCGGTGGACCGCAACGCGAAGAGATTGCCGACGATCAGACCACCAAAGCCCCAAGACTTCGCAAACCCGATGCAACGTCGTATGGTCGGGTCATCTGTTTCGGCGTCTGCCGTAGACGGATTGAGCATGATGAATGCAACTTTTGAAGCTTCATCGTCCCATGTGCGTTCAAGCCGATAGCGGTACAGACCACAGGCGGATAATATCGCGCTCATGACAGCCACCACGCGAAAAAAGACACTTCAAGTGTTAAACACGCGGCGCATATTAGGCACATTCTCGTGAGGGGCATCGGACATAATCTCCGTTACGTTCGTGTCATCTTTATGGACTGTAACGTTACGTATGTCAAATGTGTTTTACTGATGCGCAATAAAAAAGAGCGCCCCGGTTAGGAACGCTCTTAAATTATGTGGTCCGCCTGGGTCGCGTGGTTAATCGATCAGCTTCCAGCCGTTGCCGTCCAAGGCGATCTTATTCGCACCTTTCATGCGGCTTAGGCGCGTGCGTGTGGATGCGTCGTTGACGGTCATCCCGAGTTTTTCACGCATATAATCACCGATCGTCTTCGGTGTGGTAAAACCCGCTTTGATCGCCTGTAACATGGCGTCGTCTTTCGATGCAGGAACAGGCAATGTTGGAACGCTGGACGACGACAATGATGTTTTACGGCTGGCGTTCCCCATCATGCGATTGATTTCAGACAATTCAGCCTGAAGCTTCTCAATCTCTGCCGTTATCTCCTTTTTACGCGTTTCGAGCATTGCATGTATTTGCATCGACGTTGTCTCCCTTCAAATGACAAATACGTTTTACATGGCGCATTGCAATATGTCAAAGGTCCGCATCATACTAAAGTTAATAAATTTAAGACGTAACGTCTTATAAACATGACGCTAAATCAGCAAATGCTACCGTTCGCGAGATGGCGTTTTATATGTCGTTCTCGACGGGTCATAATCGATATCGCCCCAATCAAAAGCCATTCCGTCGCGTGCAGCTTTTAACGCTTCGCTCTTGCTAGTCGCTTTGACATAGACGGTGCGTGTGCCAACAACTGTTTCCTGAACGGTCCAGATATCTTTTTCGATGTCCATCGCTATACCTCCAAACTATCGAACGGGCTTCGACCGCTGCGTGACGGCTGTTCCACGCGCCACGCTTCAGGCGGCAGGGTCAGCACAGGAGCTTTCACCGATTCCGTCTCGGCCATCCCCGACAATTCCCGCACGCGCCGATGATATTCCGCTGCCTGGGCGTCTGTCGGCTGCGATATCGGATCCCTGATGTAAGAACGGGCTATCGGGTTCGACACGAACGCCAACGGCATTTCATAATCCACCACAGTCA